CGTGATGGCTATGACAGCACAGATAGTACATTGATTACAAAAGACATTGATGATTTTGATGTAACGGGCGCAGCGACGGGATTGATTTCTTGTACGTTGACCGAAACAGATTTAGCTTACACGGCGATTCCAGACGGCCGTTATTTGTCAGAAATCAAGATCACTTTTACAGCATCCACGGATGTTGATATAAGCAGCAATATACCGTTCAACGTTGAACGATCATTGTATTCGAGGTAAGGGTATATGAAGTTTTTTAAATTTAATTTTAGATTCAAACTCCCTTGGAAGAGGAAGCAAGTATCTAGCGGTGTGGCTTACTCTAGTGTAGGCGATGCGACTTTTTCAGATCATGACTCTTATAAATTTGCTCAGGAGACTTACAAGGAAAATGTTTTTGCTTTTGCGTGTATAGATAGAATTGCTAAGGCGATTAGTTCGGTGGACTGGGATTTATATATAAAAGACAAGTTAGGCGAAAAAGAGCGTGTCTTGGAAAACCCTTCTAAAGCCATACTTGATCGGCCTAACCCTAGCGAAAGTTTCGGGGCGCTTATGTACAAGGCGGCGGCTTACCTGGTGATTTCTGGTGACAGTTGGTTTCACAAGATGGGGCCAACGACTGGCCGGAATAGCGGCATGGCTAAAGAGCTTGAAGTTTTACGCCCTGATAAAATGAAGATCGTAGTTGATAAAGACACGGGCGTAATTAAGGGTTATGAGTACGGCACGGGGGAGAATAAGATTTTTTATCCTATTGACCCGGTTACAATGCAGGCGGAAGTTAAACAGGTTAAACTTTTTGATCCATTGAATGATCTTTATGGCATGGGGCCATCAAAGCCAGCTGCGAGGGAGATTGATTCTAGCAATGATGCGACGGATTGGAACAAGGCTTTGTTACAAAACAAAGGGCAGCCAGGGATGTTATATATATTCGACGATAAATTAAGTGATATGCAATATGATCGAATGAAACAGCAATTACATGAAGAATATTCAGGGCCTCAGAATGCGGGAAAGAATATGATCTTAGAGGGGGCAAGAGATGTCAAGCCCTTTGGGTTAACGCCTGCGGAGTTTGATTTTATTGAAAGCCACCGTGAGACAGCAAGAAAAATTGCGACTGCTTACGGAGTGCCCCCGATGTTGTTGGGGATTCCAGGTGATAACACTTACAGCAATTATAAGGAAGCTAGGCAGGCATTCTGGGAAGACACTGTGACATATTATTTAAACTTGTTTAAAGAGGAGTTGAACGCGTGGCTTTTTCCTACTGGGGATAAGGTTTTTATTGATTACGACTTGGATAAAGTACCGGCATTGGCACCTAAACGACAAATCCTATGGGAGAACGCTCAGAAGAGCGATTTTTTAACGATCAATCAGAAGCTTAAAATGGTAGGACTTGAAGGCATTGGAGATCAAGGGGACGTGGTACTTGTGCAGGCCTCTATGATTCCACTTGACATGGTTGGTGTGGGCTTGGGTGAAGAGCCAGCAAATGAAGAGAATGACGAAGATGATAAGATGATTGATCAATTATTAAAAGAGGGTTATACGGAAGAGGACGCTTGTAGGTTCCTTGGCCTTGCCTATCAGGATAATCATGTTTGATATACCGGACGGACGCAAGACGCTCATATATATGAGGGCATTCCATCGAAGGATGGACGCCCTGGAAAGGGTTTTTACTAAGGATGTGAGCAAGATATATAAGCGTCAATTTTCTTTAGCGGCTAACATGGTTGAGCAGGGGATGACAAGGGAAGCCGAGGAAGCGGTAGACTTAACGACTGGGATTTTAAAAGATAGTTTCAGGGTAAATTATAGAAGGATTGGGAGTGTTTTTTCTGAGTGGACGTTAAGCGAGTTTGCAAAAGTTGAGGCCGTTAAGGCGGTCAAGACACCGAAGGATGAATTTTGGCGGGGCTTTGATGTTTTCATTGAGACAGAAGTGGCATTGAAAATAACACAGATCAACAACAGTCAAAAGATGTTAATACGGGAATTAGTGAGGAAGGGATTGAAAGAAAACTTGGGACATAAAGAAATTGCTAAAGAAATCCAGGAAAAGAGTGCAATTGTTAGCAAGTTTAAGGCACAAAGGATAGCCAGGACTGAGACCCACGGGGTGGCAGTTCATTCGGTTCAAAGCCAGGTTGGGGCAACGGGAAGGCATAAATATAAACAATGGTCTCACAGTAATGATGAGCGTGTTAGATCAAAAAAGTTTAACCATAGGGTAACTGAAATAGTTAAGATTGATGAAGATTATCAAGCGACGGGGGAGGCTCTACTTGCCCCTGGTGATCCAAGCGGGTCAGCTGGAAATGTAATAAATTGTAGATGTTTAGAAAAATATTTAAAGAGTAACGGAGAATAGAATGGAAACTAAAAACTTTCAATTTGAGATTAAGGGCGTAAGTGATGACGGAATAATTGAAGGCTACGCATCTACGTTTGGCGGCAAGGCTGATTCATACGGTGACATCATATCTGAGGGAGCCTTTAGGGAGACACTCGCCAAGGGTGGCCGGAATGGTAACGGTGTGCCGTTACTATGGCAACATAATTTCGGTGAGCCCCTGGGAAAGTTTGTTGAGATGACCGAGAACAAAAAGGGTTTAAAAGTTGTGGCTGAGCTAGCCATGGAAGTACAACGGGCAAAAGAAGCCCACGCCCTGGCAAAGAAGAGCGTTATAAACTCTTTTTCGATTGGATGGGATTTTATAAGAGACAATGAAGGCAAGTCCGTTGATGGGGCTTATGAGATAAACGAGAGAACAGGAAACAGGCACTTGAAGAGGGTTGAACTTTGGGAAGTTTCTTTAGTTACATTCCCGGCGAATGTTAGTGCTTCAATTAACAAAGTAAAATCTATTTTTAGACCTGGGGTTTCGGTGCGAGAGATTGAGGCGGGCTTACATGCCTCTGGACTTTCGATCAAAGCCGCAAAATTTATAATATCGATGATGGACAAAGACAAGCTCTCCCGAGAAGGGGCAGCGTTAGAGAATAGCTTATTAAATATAGTTGAGGGTGCTTTGAAAAGACCCAACCAACTTGAAGAAGAATTTTTAAAAATAGCGAACACGCTAAAATAAACGGAGGAAATTATGGCAGACGGAACAAACACAATTTCGCCAGAAGTTTTTGAAAAAGTTTCACAAGAGATCAAAAGCTATGGTGAAGACACCAAAAAGCAGTACACAGAACTAAGAAAAAGCCACGAAGAATTGAAGAGTGTAGTCAATGATTTATCAGACGACGGACTTCAAAAGGAGCGAGTGGCTAAATTTACCGAGGACATCTTAACACGACAAACTGCGTTGGATGAGCTCGTAGTAAAGTCAGACAAAGAAGCGACTGACAGAATGGATGCAATAGAAGTTGCTTTGAAAAGAACTTACAACGGCAAGTCAGGAAAAAGTGATGACGTAGCGCATAAGTATGCTTTGCAGCATGCAATTGAATGTGCAGCAGTTAAAAGACCAGAAAAAGGCGTTACTCCTGATGTTATGTCTTCTTTAGAAGAAAGTTTTTCAGTGGACGCTTATAATAATTATAGAAAAGCGTTTGACGGTTTTCTAAGAAAGTGGGGTGGGTCACCTAACCATGTAGCAACTCCAGAGCACGTAAAAGCGTTGTCTGTTGGTGTTGATCCTGATGGTGGTTACACTGTAACACCTGAGATGAGTTCTCAGATTGTTAAAAAGCTTTTCGAGAATGACCCTATCAGACAACTTGCTTCAACTGAGACAATAACGACTGGGGCCATTGAATGGCTGGTAGATTGGGAAGATTTTGGGGCTGGATGGGAAGCAGAGACAGAGACAGGCGCAGAAAGTACAACTGCACAATTCAAAAAGAAAAGAATTCCTGTACACGTTGTTTATGCAAAGCCACATGCAACTCAGACTTTGCTAGAAGACTCAGGGATCAATATTGAGAATTGGATTAGTAATAAAATAGGCGATAAGTTTCTAAGATTTGAGGGAGCGGCTTTTGTCACTGGAGACGGCGTTGGTAAACCTCGTGGTTTTCTGACTTATGCAAGCGGGACA